AAATTCGTATGTACGAATTTGCCCAAGTATATACTTGTATTCTTCCATGTTGTCAACCCCACCTGAAGTAATAACAGTTGTTAAATTAGACAACTGTGACTTCATAAAGCGTTGTAGTTTACTAGCTATATCTACGTCTTCCATTAGCAATTCCACTTTCTCAATGATTTATTAATCCTTGAGTTTGGATCGCGAGCAGTTTTAGCGGAGGTTAATCTCTTCTTCATACCACTCATTCTCGCACAAAAGGATTTTCTTCTATTAGCAGCTTTTGAACCTTTTTTCAACTTACTTGGTTTAGTAGTTACCGCCATTGATAATTTAGAACCTGGATTTGCAGCTCTATAAGATGCAATACCTTTTCTATTTAATCCACCAGATGGATTTTTACCTTCTTTTCTTTGCCACGCAGGAGTACCACCATTCTTAAAAGCCATTCCTCTACCTCTTAAAGAAATATCGCCCATTATACTAATCCTCCATTACTCATTTTTTTACGTTTTGCAAACGTTGAAACATTTGTAGGTTTAGGTCCTGTATTGCCAGCAGCTCTTTTTCTTGCAACTGCAGAACGTCTTTGACCTTCTGACATTGCTCTAGCTTTTGCTAATGGCACACACTTTGGATAACCTTTTCTTTTTTCTCCTTTTGATCTTCCACAAGGAGCATAAGAACCATCTTTGCGTTTAGCACCAATGTCTACCCATTTCTCTTGAACCCACTTACGTAAACTCATATTAATATTTTTTTGTAACTTTTCTTCTGTTTTCTAAAACATCTCCACAACCTTTTGCAATACCACCTTGTGCATAATTAGATACTGCTTTTCTTTGTTGTGATTTATTTTTTTTACCACCTGGAGTTACTTTGCCAGAACAAACAGCGCTTGCATACATGTTCGCGTACGCGCTCGGGTATACTTTAAATTTTCTTTTAGCAGCGGCTTTTCCTCTTGGACAAAGTTTAGCCATTACTTCCAACCTTTTTTAGCTAATTTTGGAAAACCTTTTTTAACCATTCCACCTGATGCGTATTTTTCAACTTCTCCTGTTTCTAAATCAGTAACAGTTTTTTCGATGTCATCAAATTTTTTAGAAGGTTTTATTTCTTCACCTGTAATTTCTCTTTTTATTTTTGATGTTTGTTCTTTTATTTCTTCTATTAAATCTTTATTCCCTTTAGCCGTACGTCTCATTTTGTTTATAAAATTAGACATCTTAACATTTGTTTGTCCGATTTTTCTTAAATCTTTAGTGCTTCTGTCAGCAGGTTTAACTGTTAACATTTCAACAGGTCTTCGTTTAGATAATAGTTTTCCTAAAAGTTTTTTAACCATTATTTTTTCTTCTTTTTATTTTTTTTCTTTACCATTTTACCGGATTTAGTTTCTTCATAACCTTTTTCTTCCATAGCATATTCTTTAGCTTCTTCAGCTTTAGATTCCATGCCTTCATGTTCTTCTGACATGTCTACAGAACCACCTTTAGATTTTTTAACTACACCTCTGCCAATTAAAACATCTTTAAAAGTTACTTTGCCATCTTTGTTTAAATCAGGAAATGCTTTTCCGCCTTTCGCAAGACCGACTCTTGCAAGTCCACTTCCTCTTAATTGTTTTCCAATACCGGCCATTATCTTTTGCCTTTCATCATTTTACCTTTTTTCTTCTTTGACATTCTAGCAGTTATCATATCTGCTTTACCACCTTTTTTCATTTTTGCTCTTGGTCTTATTCCGTAATCGTTTCTCATTTTATCTCCTTATCCATTTTCATGGTTGTTGTTTGTCGGTTTGTTTGCCATCGTTCTTGCAACCGACTCTGCTGAACGACCAACTACATACCCACCAAGTCCAACATTTAATAATGTCCAAACATCGCCAGGTAATTCAAAGGAGATAACTGCTCCAAAGAATACTTTAATAACAGGACCTATAACATAGTTCCATACCAAAATAAAGATCAATACATACATCAAAAGGGGCCTCCAAGACGATGCAAACCATCCTGCTTTTGCTTCAGCTTCAATAATTTTAGCTGCAGCTTGTAACTCTTGTGTATTAGATTGTAGTAATTGTGTTTGTAGTTGTGCTTTTAATTTTTCTTGAAGATCTTTATCAGGTACAGATTTTTCAATTGTATTAAATAAAATTTTTGCAAGTGGGGCAACAGCTCCTAACATTTGAATCATGGTTTACTTCCATCCTTTTTTAGCTAACTTTGGTAGACCTTTTATTAATCCGCCTTTTTTAAATCCTTCTGGAGTTGGACCGTAAAATTCTTCGTAATATTCTTCGTCTGTACCTTTATATCCTTCTTTTCTTTCTCTCTCTACCTCTTTTTTAATTTTTGGATTTACTTTAGTTTTAGATGTAGATTTTAAATCAGGTCCTTGAAGTGGTTTAGGTTTAATTCCTAAATTAATATAGTCATCAAACTCTTCAAGAGCTTGATCCATTTTATCTCTGTTTCCAAAAGAAGGTTTTTTTACTTTATTTTTTAAAGCTTTTAAAACTTTTTTTACAGGCATTTATTAATACCACTTTGCTTTTCTTTTCTTATCAGCTAGCATTCTTCTTTGACCACCAACTTGATCTATTTGAGTTTCTTGTGGATTTGTCATCTCAACATCAATTCCACCTTTTAAAGTTCCATCAGAATTTGTAAATTGTGAAAAGTCTACTTGAGTTCCATAAGCTGATCTTGAAGAATTTCCATTAGAAGTTACTGAACCACCTGTAGCCATTGGTTTTCTAGATTTTCCAGCTTCAGATAAAGCAATTGCAATTGCTTGTTTAGGATTTTTTACAACTGGACCTTTTTTTCCAGAATGTAATTCACCTTTTTTAAATTCTCTCATTACCTTACCAATTTTTTTTTGACTTTTGTCCATATTTTTTCCTATTAGTTAGTTCTTTGCTTATTTTGTTTTGCAAGAGAAACTCCAGCACGCAGTTTAGCTAATTCTGCGTTTTGTTCAAGCTTATTTTCTTCATTATTTTGATTTAATAAGGCTTTTAACTTGTCTAAATTGATCCTATCTTCAGCTTCTTTGCGTTTTTGCTCACTTTCCATAGCTCTTAAGTCAACTTCTCTTGCTTTTAGCTTGATTAATGGGTCAGAATCAAATTGTCCTATGATTTTATTTTCTTCATCAGCAAAATCTTTAGTCATTTCAGCTATCAATTGAGCTTTTCTTGACTCAATCTGAATAGTTATACGTTGAATTTGTTGTTGAGCTTGTGGATTCATCTGTGCTTGTTGTTGAAGCATAGGTAATTGTTGTAATTCTTGTATAAATTCTACCTGAACTTGTTCTTGTGCCATGATTGAAATGTGTTCAAGTATATTTTTCTGAATTGCCATAACAACTGGAGGATTATTTCTAACCATATTCAATTGTACAAAGTTTAAATGTGCATCAATGTGAGCTTTATGATCTTGCCCTGCAAATGCTTGGAATGGTTGAGAGGCCATTGCAGTAATATGTTCTAAACTTGGGTCCATCGGCATAGGTTGTTTTGGTGATGGAAGAATCAAATCAATATTTTTTACACCCATCGCTTCATACATAGATCTATACGCTTGATAAATGTCATGTATTTGTGGATTAGATTGAGCAAGTTGTAATTGTGTTTGTGCCATATTAATTCTTTGTGATTGTGAAAATATATTTGGATCTGCAATTGGAAGAACATCTATTTTATCATCAAAGTCAGTTTGTTTAATTTGTCTTTCACCACCTACTACATCGTATGGATAAACTGGTGGTAAGTATGTAGCAAATACATTTGCTAATAATTCAAATTCATTTTTAAGTGCACCATAAATTCTTTTGTGTATAGCTGACATCACACGCGATCCGCGCTCCAATAGCGCCATAGTTGTGCCCACCGCTGCCTGTTGATTCATATCGCCCACTTGTGCATCTGCGATGCTCGCGAAGCGTTGACCGGCTTCAACAACAATACCCATTAATTGTAATAGTGTTTGATCTGGTCCTTTAAATGGTAAAGGCATAAACGCATCACGAAGATTTCCTCCTGGAGCGTCGACATCTCTAAATTCACCTGGTTGAATAGGTTGTGCATCATCTCTAACTCTAATACCACGCATTTTAAATCCAGCTGGTAAATTAGCTAATGTTCCTGCATCTAATAACTGTCTTAAAGCTGAAGTTGCAGTTCTTGATAATCCACCAATCATGTGAATTAAACCAAAACCATAGAATCCTAAACCTGGTAAAAATTTAAAGTGTACAAAGTAATTAGTTCTAATTTTTAATGGATCATCTGATTTATAATTACGTCTAATAGATAAAACTTCTCTAGAAGATTCTTCAATAGTTACAACATAAGGAAGTTTAATTCCTGTGGGCTCACCAGTCTGTGGATCTTTATCTTCAAATCCTTCCAGATCTAAATTAACATGACACTCTAATAGAGTATAAATGTCATCTTGTTTTTCAACTCTTATACCTTCTAGTTGTTGTTCTTTTTTCTTAATCTCGTCTTCTTTTAAAGTTGGTTCTCCTAATTCTACATCTTTGTAAAAACCATTAACTTGTTGTTTTCTTAAATCGTTTGCTGAAATTTTTAATACATGAATAACTGCATCAGCATCTTCAAGTGATGTTGCTGAATAAGGAACAATTAAATCTTCTGATGGAAT